CTAGTAGTGGTATATCGAACTCTCTGCCGTCTTTGTCGCCTAACTTTGTAAAGCTAATATGGATGTGCTTTGTGTGCTTATTAAAACCTTTGTATTTACGCCACTTAAAATTAAGTATCCTGCTAGCAATCATGCCATTATGGATTACGTAAGATATACGCTTATCGGTTTTCGCACATTTTCTGATTTGGTCAGCCAGATATATTGAGATCCCTTCGGATGAATCCAAGCGAGAATCCACATCAATGGCTCGGACACACCCAGATTTGTCTGGATTATGATCCGATTTGGTGGCGCTATGACGAGCATCACCAATCCACCCATCACTGGTAGAGCGGCGATCTGGATACCAGGTATCAATCTGATCCCTTAACTGCACACCAGCTGCACATAACCATGGTTTCATTTCTGTAGGTCAGGCACTATCCAGCGACAAGTATTCTCATCAAAGCCAATAGCATCGCTAGGCTCTGGTGCTATAAATGCATCACGCTCTGTATCGTAGGTATAACCAATACCTGCATAATTATATCTAATGTTGCCGTTATATGAAGTTTTAATCCAAGTGCCACCAAAATTATCTATTAACCACTGATAACCTTCATCACCATTTGGATCATTATTATCACCAACTAAAACTCTTAATACTTTATTTTCATTATCAATTTCTGCCCAGTGGCTCACGCTGCATACCTCACAATTACAATACCTGAACCGCCTGCACCTGGGCCAGCATTTGTCCAAGATGACCCACCTCCGCCACCTGTATTAGCTGTACCACTTGTTGCGCTTGAACTTGTTGAAGTGGAACCAGATCCACCACCGCCATAACCACCAGCAGGTACTGGTGCAGTTGATCCTGCACCACCACCACCGCCAGCATAATAAACAGTTCCACTAACATTTTCTCCAGTGGATGTTGCTAATCCCCAAGATGAAAACGCTGTTGTTCCGTTACCTCCAGCACCGCCTTTTACATCAGAACCTGAACGGAAAGCATTTGCGCCAACGGCTCCAGAACCACCTCCACCGCCACCGCCCCAAGCTAAAGTTTCTCCAGTTCCACCAGCAAAACCATAACCAGTTCCACCAGTTCCACTTTGTGTAGATGCACCGCCAGTATAAGCAGGAGTTGTATTGCGGGCAGATCCACCGCCGCCAGAACCACCACTAGCACCATTACTAGCACCGCCACCGCCACCGCCGCCAAGACCTACAGTCAATGAACCAAAACTAGAATTAGAACCATTAACACCTGTTACATTTCCAGTGCTTTTAGCACCACCAGCACCAATAGTTACTGTTTGATTAGTAGAAATAGTTTGAGATGTAGCATAGAATATTCCACCTGCACCACCACCTGAATTCCAATCTGCATTTGAACCACCACCACCACCAATTACTAAAACATCGGCAGTTAATGACTGTAATGGCGCAAAAGTTCCATTACCTGTAAATGTATGATAAACAAAACCACCACTGATAACGATAGTACCACCAGTTGCTTTTGCTGCAGCAGGTGCGCTTAAACAACCTACAATTATATTACCTATCATTAAGCAATTGCCCCTACTACATACCAAGCATTAGCAGCTGTTTTAATACATGCAGCAGATTTGTATTGTGCAAGAGTTGGCTGTGCCGCAACTGTGCCAGCACTTAATACTGTTGTAGTGCCAGAAGTAACTGCTTTAATAGTTACTGCATTTGTTGCTTGATTTAATACAGTAATAACAGTTCCAATAGGAAAGTTATAGGTAGCATCTGTTGGTATTAAAAAGTTAGCAGCTGATGATTTGTTCATCGGTATTAATTGTTGGTACTCATCACCACTAGCAGCTGTATAATCAGCGGTCTTAGCAGTCTGTACTGTAAAGGCTGGTAGTCCATTCCACATAGCGGAAGTTACTACATCACCTGTATTACCTGGAAAAGTTGGCATAATTTACTCCTTAATAAGATAAGACGTTTTGGTCTAAAACGCCATAATTCACGTTGCCTATTATAAACCCATCTATGACAGGTTCTAGTGTTGTGAAGGTTGTTTTCCAGCTATTTGGGGTGATATTCATTCTCACGCCAAAGATCTGCAAAGTTTTTTCTATAGTCGATCCACCAGGCTGGGTAGTAAGCACTGTGATCGGATCAAAGAAATCTAGGTCTAAAGCTGCTACTACACCTGGATCGTAATTAGGGGTGTATAAATCTAGGACTATGGCATCGCATCGGATAGAGGTTTCAGCTCTACTAGCCACATAAGCCTGGGCATAATTTAGGGCTACTGCATCGCTTTCCATTAGTAGGCCATCTAAGAAATAGCTGTGGAGAAAGTACTTATCTATGCTGGCTTGGTTTGTGGCTACCTGAGCAGTACCACCTAATCTAGTAATGGTGGCTTTATTAAATATAAGCACATCGTTTAATATCCAGGCTGCATCAAAGTAATCTATGCCAGTGCCATCATCTGCAAAGAGTGTGGGCGTGGCAGCAATAGATGCGACAGTTACATTTCGATCTTGAAATACAAACGAGCCAGTAGCATCTACATATAGTGCGCCATACTCTGATTCGGCAACAGTAGTTAAAGCTGCTAAGGCTGTGCGATTAGTGCCTGGGTCTGCCTGTAATGTAGTCAAGCCTGTATCTATATCACGCATAGATTGTGGCCAGTCAATTTCATCTAATATATCGTTAACACGAACGCCCGATAGATCACCAGCACTAGCACCAGTAACAGTGCTGATCTGGGCTAATTGGGCTAATCTGAAAGCATCTACAGCTTGTATGGTAGTAGTAGCCACATCTTCTGATTCTTGTGGGTAGGTAGTTACATAGCTTGTAATAAACCCTGAAAATATAGGATAGGTAACGTTGTTATAGGTAGCAGTAATCTGCACCTTTTTCATAGGTGTCAAATATGTAAAATATGGGCTAGATGTATTCTGTGGGTTAAAATCGCCATTTTGATCTGTTAGACGTAGAGTAAGTGAACCTGTCTGAAATAGATCGCTTAATGCAGTACGGCCTCTATTGGTTTCAATTCTATTTATTTGATTTGATACATCAACAATTATGGATGCAGAGTCAGCCAGTACATTAGTACCTAAAATACCTTGGTCAATAATCATAGCCTGAGCAGCGCTTGGCCCAGTACCAAAGTTAATTATTGCATTAAGTGTAGGTACAGCCATGATTAAAGGCTTCCGTTTGCAGTAGTGCTATATCCGCTACGACCTGCTACCTGGATACTCTCAGCTATAAGTTGAGCAAACCTATCACCTGTTTGCGCTGTATCTACAGTTATATTAATACCTTGCATTGAGCGTTCTTCGCCCATTCTAAATCTACCTGCATCAAAATTAGGACCAATAACACTAGAATTTTCCATAACAGTTGCAGCTGTAGATGATGAATCAAACTGATCTAAAAAATTTTCTATTCTGGTATTTGTAGCTCTAGCCACTGACAAAGCAGTATCATAAGAAATTTGTCCACCAGCAGCGCCATTACTAGGTAACTTGCCGCCTTCTTTTAATATAAATGTGTTTATTCTGGCAGTAAGAGCCATAACTGAACTAAGCGCAGTATCAAAACTGGCAGCAAACTTTTTAGTTGCTTCGGCTGCCGCCAATTCTGCCAATATCTTTTTAGCCAGTGCTTCATTGTTATCTAATATGGCTAACTGTGCTCTAATGCGTAATTTGGTTTCTTCATCTGTGGCTTCATTAAGCGCTTTTTGGAATCCAATACGCTCAACATCAAACTTAGCAGATAGTTCGTCTACTGCAGTCTTAGCCTTTAATGTGGCTACTTCTTGCTTCTTTAACTTTAATAAATCCTGAGATGCTTTGATCTCTTGCCTTCTTTGTGCAGCTAATATACGGCCCGCAGTTCTTTCTTGTCCACCACGATCTACTGGATCTCGGCCAGTTGATCTTAAAGCTTCCGCAGCACGTAAGGCTGGGCCTATGTATGGTAGGTTTCTTAAAATTGAACCATCTACACCAGGTATATTACCTATTGCCTTTAGTTTACCAATTACTCTACCTAGACCCACAATTACTTCGCTTGTAGCTGTGGCAAAGTCTTCCATGTTATTGCTTAGGCCTTCAATACTCTTATCATCACCTAATTCTGTTAATGCATCTAACAAACCTTTGCCGATAATTTCTTCCGCATTGGCTACAGATGCAGCAAATAAACTCATCTTGCCAGCATAAGTATCTAATCTAGCCAGCGCTTGGCCTGAAAACTTTTTATTAAGTTCGGCCATAATATCGTCCATGTTGCCAGCCTTTAATAAAGTTTTATCTAGGCCAGCACCTAACCTGCTTAATCCTGTGGTATTGCCAGCGTAGGCTCTAGATAGCGCCGTTGTTACCTGGCTTAAAGATTTGCCTGTAGCGGCCGATACATCCATAGCCGTATTTAATGCATTTTGGCTGGTGGTAATAGATCCTGTAACAGTTAGTAATTGCTGGAATGCTGGGCGTAATTCATCATCTAAAACGCCTGTGGTTTTTTGTAGATTAGCAATATAAAGTTCTACGGCTGGTGAACTAAATGCAAAGCCTGTATTTTTTAATTGAATCTCTAAAGATTTGGCGGCTGCCTCATCGGCTGCAAATGCTTTTACTGCTTCTTTACCAAACCTAATTATTGCTCTAGTTGAAAATGCTGCGGCCAGTGTGCCGCCTAATTTTTTGACTTGCTTGTCAAATACACCTACATCTTGTTTAGCCTTTTTAAGGGCCTTACCATTCCAGGTCGCCGAGGCTGCTACAAATATATTGGCCACTATGCCACCTTCTTAATTTCAGTTTTACGGGTAAATTCTACAGCTGTTTTATCTATGGCTTTTAATATGGCATCGTATACTTTTATATTATCCTGCGCCCAAGCCTTATAGATTAAACGGCCTTGCATCTTTCGGCCTGTTGCCCCACGTGCACCTGGTACTCGCTTAGGCTTTGTTACTGGCTCTAAAGCACCTATAAATTGCTGGCTAGCAAATGGGTTATTTGAATCATAAAAATCTAGTGCTTGACTCTTAGCAGACTTTCTAACATAAGTACCGCTACCCTCATGCTTAAATGTAAATGGCGCTCTACCTTGTGGGTTTAATCTGCCTGCGGTTTCGTAGATAGATCCAGTCCTACTTACATTGTAAACGTATTGGCTTAC